AGTTATTTCGTTCGACAAGCAAAAAATAAGAAAGATTATCTCATTGTTGTCGATAATATGGTTAAAGGAAAATTTACTGTTACTGCTTCTGTTATAGGAACAGATGGTCATCCAGTTAGTAGGTCTTTTAGCTTTACTGTTGAATAGCACTGTATGGCGCAATGACCTGGAAAAATCTAAAATAAGGAGAAAGTTATGTGGACTAAACCAACTTACGAAAAAATCCGTTTAGGATTTGAAGTAACAATGTATCGCAAGACAGTATGATCTATGTATGGCGGTATCCCATTATTTTCAGTGTTCTGTTTAATATTGATTGTGTGTGATACCGCCATTCATGTTATGATTCAAATGTATTTCGAAGGTCATCCAGCATTTAAGGATTGACAAACCTCAAAATCCTTGTTATTATATATAGTGTTGTACAGTAACACCCTACCCCCGTTTCTGTATATATCCGTAACACTATTAACGCCCACAAGGCAAGGAAATGAGATGAGAAAGCGAGACATCGCAATGGCAACAGCACAATCCGTAGGAACTATAGTTTTAGCATTTGCAATCCCCGCAGTAATTGTTCTTGCAAACAATGGTTTCTAGAATATTTACATTATATATTGTATTTTGCGTACACCTGTTTGTTAATACCGATTTTGTACCACGTATTAAGCTACACAGACACATAGAGGAACAGGTATTATAAATAGTAGACACAAAAAAGGTAACTACTATGGCTTATACCCCAACCGCAAGTATAACAGAAGCAACATGGGACGCTGGGAATCCTAGTGAACTAGATTATCTAAAACCGAACGGCTTTAAATTTCAAGTACACAACCTTCCCAACGTCTCATTTTTCTGTCAATCAGCAAACATACCAGATATAACTTTAGGCGAAGCTACTGTGGCAACTCCACTAGTAGATTACTTTGTGCCTGGAGAAAAAGTTACTTTCGGCACATTGAATATTAGATTTCTGATACAAGAAGGTATGCAAAATTATAAGGAACTTTATAATTGGTTAGTCGGACTGGGTAATCCAGAATCCACACAACAATTTACTAATTTTGTTTCTAATCAATCATATAGATTTCCTGGAACTAAGTCTAGTAAACTAGTTGACAAGGCTCTGTTTAGTGACGCATCATTGTTTGCTTTAGATTCAAACAATAATCCTAATATAGAAATTAAATTTATTGATGCTTATCCTACAGCGTTGGGTGGGTTAGATTTTGATATTAGCTCTGGCAGCACTGAGTATTTTCAAGGTATCGCTTCTTTTAGATACAGACAATACGAGATTACAACTATATAAATATAGGTATATATTATGAGGTTATATTATGATTACGTTAAACGAATTGCAGGAAGAGTGGAAGTCTGACTGTAAAATAGATGAGTTGAATTTAGGTAGTGAATCTACTAAAACTCCTGAACTACACGCAAAATATTTAAATTATTTGACAACATTTAAATTACAACTGAGAAAATATGAATCTCAGATGTTGACTTTGCGTAGAATAAAACATCGTTACTTCAGGGGTGAGCTGTCTAAGGAAGAACTTGACAAATTGGGTTGGGATCAATACTTAGGTAATCAACCATTAAAAAATGAAATGCAAGAATTTTTAGACAGTGATGAAGATGTCATAAAAATTGTAGATAAAGTAGAATATGTAAAGGCTTGTCTATATCAATGTGAGACTATTATGCGGTCACTAAATAGTAGAACATGGGATATAAAAAATGCAGTTGAATGGACAAAATTTACTAATGGTTTGATGTGATAAAAGTAAGTAAGAAAAATGAAGTACATCTAAAGATAGAAACGGAGCCAGGTATATCACAGGAGCTCAATGATTTCTTTACTTTTGAAGTACCAGGTGCAAGATTCATGCCACTATACAAAAATCGTATGTGGGATGGTAAAGCACGTTTGTTTAATATGTATAGGCAAGAACTGTATGTAGGATTACTTCCTTACTTACAAGACTTTGCTGATACACTAGAATATAAAGTAGAACTAGACATAGAAAACATAGGTGATCCTGTGTCTACAAAATATGTTGAAAATTTTGCTGAAAAATTAAATTTACAAAGTGGAGACAAAGACATTGAGATACGAGATTATCAAGTCGAGGCTGTCAAGCATGCTATCAACACTGGTAGAGCGTTGTTGTTATCTCCTACAGCATCGGGTAAGTCGCTTATCATCTATAATCTTATTCGTTATCATCAGCACCTCAATAGAAAGCAACTTATTATTGTCCCTACAACCTCACTTGTTGAACAAATGTACGGTGATTTCCAAGACTACGCCACCGCAAACGATTGGGCTGTGTCCGAGAACTGTCACAGAATATATGGCGGCAAAGAAAAGTCAAACGAATATCCTGTAACTATATCTACTTGGCAGTCTATCTATAAATTTCCAAAGTCCTGGTTTGATAAGTTTGATGTTATCTACGGAGACGAAGCACACTTATTTAAAGCCAAATCACTTACTACAATATTAGATAAATGTGTCAATGCTAAGTATCGTATTGGCACAACAGGAACACTTGACGGATCTAAAACACACAAATTAGTTCTTGAGGGTATATTTGGTCAAGTCAAAAAAGTCATTACGACTAAAAAATTGATGGAGTCAAAACAAGTTGCTGACTTAAAAATTATAGCAATGGTGCTTGATTACTCTGAGGTTGACAGAAAAACTGTCAAGGGTATGTCATATCAGGAAGAAATGGATTGGTTAGTATTAAATCACAAACGCAATCTTGTCATACGCAATTTATCTACAACACAAAAAGGCAACACGTTAGTTTTGTTTCAGTTTGTAGAAAAACATGGTAAAGTGTTACACGACATGATTACAAAAAAGTGTCCTGACAGAAAAGTTTTCTTTGTGTTTGGTGGCACTGATACTGAAACACGAGAACAAATACGTTCTATTACAGAAAAAGAAGAGGATGCTATAATCATAGCTTCATATGGGACGTTTTCAACAGGCATAAATATTAGAAACTTACATAATATTGTTTTTGCTTCACCTAGTAAAAGCAGAATCCGAAACTTACAAAGTATTGGTAGAGGATTGCGTAAAGGAGATAACAAAGTCTCTTGTAATCTATTTGATATAGGTGATGATTTACAGTGGAAGTCTAAGAAAAATTATACGCTGACTCACATGGTTGAACGTATAAAAATATACAATGAAGAAAATTTCAATTACAAATTAGTAAGAGTACCTATAAATGTCGAATAGTTATCAAATTTTAAACTTAGTCAACGGACTGACTCTTGTTGGAGACGTTGAATGGTCAACTGAGTGTGCTATTATACACTACCCTTTAGAAGTCACAGCCAATTCAATTGCAAATGAAGAAGGCAGAATAGTAGGTGAACACATGGTGTTGAAGCCTTATCTAGTAATGAGTGAAGAAACAGATGTTTCCATAGATCAATTGCATATTTTAACTTCATCTACATTGGCAGAAAGACTAGCTTCATCGTATGAAGATATGGTAAATAGTGTTTACTTTTCTACTAAAGAATTCTCTGGTGAGTTTTTACAAAATGAAAATGTAGAAGAAATAGATGATGAAATATCGAATATGTCAGTTGAGGATAGAACTAGACTTAAAGAACAAGTAGATAATCTGATAGAGAATATGTCAGTGAAGAAGCCTGATGATGGGAAACTGCATTAGAATATCCCTTTAATCCCAACAAGGATATTATAGCAATCTAACAAGTTTATGTCAAGCATTTTTTTACTTGACAAAGTATTATAAAGATCGTATTATTATATTATGGAGTTGAACATGAAAAAAACAAAAAACGCACACTATGTAGACAACAAAAAGTTCTACGCAGCTATTAAAGACTGGAAAGCTGAGTGGGATGAAGCTGTTGCCAACAACGAGCCGACACCTCAGTGTACAAATTACTTGGGTGAGTGCTTTGTTAAAATTTCAAATCATTTAGCTTACAAGTCTAACTTTGTAAACTATACTTTCCGAGACGAAATGATACTTGACGGCATTGAGAATTGCCTGAGATATGCTGACCGTTTCAATCCTGAAAAGTCTGACAATCCTTTTGCATACTTTACACAAATAACTTACTATTCTTTTGTTAGGCGTATAAAGAAAGAAGCAAGACAAACTGAGACAAAATTAAACTACTTCCAAAACATTGACCTTCAGCAGTTGTTGGATGAAATTGAAGGTGATGGACACAATTATGAATATCTCTCTTGGGTAAGAGATCAAGTAGACACCAATATGAAAGAAAAAGCCCAATTGGATAGTATCATACCAGATTCTGCCAAAAACAAGCGCCGCCCGTTATATTTTGACGAAGAAAATAATTCTTGACATATAGCTTTTAGTGCTATATAATATACATTATGAAAATCAGATACTCTGAAACATTCTATTCTTTCCAGGGCGAGGCAGAACTAGCCGGAACTCCTACTGTTTGGTTACGTTTTTTCGGATGTAACCTAGAGTGTAATGGTTTTGGACAGAAAAATCCTGCATTGCCAGAAAGTCATAAACTTCCATACAAAGAATTTGATCCCAATAGAATACGAACAGTCGAAGAACTTCCCGTATGGGAATATGGTTGTGATAGTTCTTATTCGTGGTCAATGAAATATAAACACCTAGCTAAGGACTCAACAGTTGAAGGTATTTGTGATGAACTAGAGTCTAAACTCCCATATGGTAGTTTTATTAATCCTTTTACTGGACAAGAAAATATGTTGGCTTTTACTGGTGGTGAACCCATGTTACGCCAACGACACATGAAAGCAATAGTAGGCGAGTTTCTTCATCGAGGTAATGTCCCTAAAATTATCACAGTAGAAACAAACGGTACAAAGCCTTTGAATCCTGATCTTCAAAACTATATCAATACATATTTGTCTGAAATGGGTATACGTTGGCATTGGGCTATCAGTCCAAAAATTTTGCATACTTCAGGTGAAAAAGATGCAGTTGATGTTGGTAATTTTATGTCATATGTTGACGGTGTTAAAGGCACATCTTGCATAAAATTTGTATGTAATGGCAGCACCGCCAGTTGGCGTGAGATCGCTCACTATAAAGATGAAATTATTGAATATTGTTTACATGCTGAAATACCTGTTCCTGATATTTGGATTATGCCTGTAGGCGCTACAAAAGAAGAACAGGAAAAGGTTGCCAATATTTGCATCATGGCAATGCAACAAGGTTATAAAGTCGCTACGAGGAACCATGCTTATGTCTTTGGCAATCAAATCGGAACATAGCACCATGTCAGTTGAATGGGATTACGTTGAAGTATTAGTAGAAGAGATATCTAAACGTATTAAAAGAAAAGAAATTGAATTTGACAATATTATAGGATTATCCAGAGGCGGACTTGTACCTGGAGTGATGCTGTCTCACGCTTTGGGTGTTAATTTTATTCCATTAGTGTGGCAAACAAGAGACGGTGATAAAAAAGACAGAGAACTCTTGTCTAAATATAATAGTAGCAAAACTCTTATAGTGGATGATCTAGTTGATTCAGGAGAAACATTTTTTCAAGTAAAAGAAACTGCTCCTGACGTACAATATTGTGCATTATTTAATAAACAACCTTCAATAGCACTTGACTTTTGGGGTTCAACTTTATATAATGAAAGCAGATGGTTAGATTTTCCATGGGAGCTACAATGAGAACTAGTGCAATACGTAAAGAAGTAAATCCTAATATAAACGAATCAGATGTTATGTATGTGGTAGAGCTGTATGAAGATGGCGAACTAGTAGAAATGCGAGCATTGCCAAATAAAAGTATCCACTATGCTAACGATGTGAGTGAAAATTGGAACAATGGAATCATCAAAAATGGTAAGTGATTTAATAAAATCTAGGCTAAAAAAAGCAGGCAAAAGATACTATGCCTCAGACAATATCGCTGAGTTTTTACACGAAGGTGAGAAGGAAAAACTAGTAGAAGAATTGACTGAAAAATTCAGTGGTGTTCTTGACAGTCTTGTTATTGACAGTGACAACGATCCTAATTCACAAGGCACAGCAAAAAGATTAGCTAAAATGTATATCAATGAACTCATGTCGGGTCGTTATGACATGATGCCAAACGCTACAGCATTTCCTAATCATATAGATGATGGATTTGAAGG